CAACAAAAAAGCCCTCAACTTTTTGCAAGTTCGGGCTTTTTTGTAGAAATTAAACTATTTTTAAAATATGATTTCTAAAGAGTGCTAAATACCATTAATTCAAAATTTAAGTGTAGAATAAATTGACTTAGATTAATTTTGATGGTATCAAAATGGAAACAAAGTAAAATTAAAATAACAAATGTTATATAACAAAAAGCAGGAAATCAATTCTGCTCTTTTTTAATATTTTTTTTAAAATTTTTTTTAAAATTTTTAAATATAAATAAATTCATACTTTTAAGCAATAAAAAAAGATGGGGTAGTATAAAAACTACCCCTTTATTTTTTACAATTCAAAAAATGATTATTAATTTCTTTCAAAGATTCTTTTATTTCTTTCATGTCATCAGTCATTGTTTTTTCTAACTTTTCTATTTTTTCATTCAGATTTAAATTTTTTTCTGAGAAAGTTTTTTCTAAGTTACTTCTATTTATTTCATATTCTCTTTTATCTAGTTTCTTGTCAATCATAGCCTCTAAATAATCATTGTTCTTCTCGATTTTATTATCAATGCTAGACGATATGCCTCTAATAAAAGCTATAACACCAATTAATCCAGCTGCATATGTCAAATGTTCTTGAGTTATCGCAACCATAAGCACCACCTCATAATTTTAAGATATTATTCCATAATCTATAGTATTCTCTTGCTTCTTTAGTTCTGTCAATAACAGCTCTATCAATGTATCCATCATTCTTCAATTTATCCTGCCAAAAAATTTTTCCAAAGTATTTAACAGCTACATAGAATTTTCTACGAGTTTTAGCATTTACTCCTGTTTCTTTCATAATGAAATCAAAAATTTTATCTGCGAGAGTTCGATTAATTCCTGTATCATTATATTTAGAATACAAGTAATCATGAATAACTGCAGCTTTGATATATTTTCCGTATGGGTCATATATCCATTGTAGACTTTTAGGAATAGAAGCTCCATCAGTTATAAAGCCCTTAGGTACAGTTATCAAAAAGCCATTGATTGAATAGATGTAGTCAGCTTTAAGAATACATTTACTGTCATTAATAGGTTTTAAATTAAGCTTTGTAATCTCCATTTTTACCTTCTTTCATTCTTTTGAAAATAGGTTGTAACTCTTTAACAACTGCGTCAATAGTAGTTTCATTAACGAAAATTCTTATATGAGTTGGTAACTTGCTAACGAATTCTTGAACTGCTTTCTTTTTAAGTTCTCCTAATCCTTTTCCTTGTATAGATATTTCTTGTTCGATAGCCTCTCTGTTTACAGCTTCTCTACCCTCATATCTCCACTTTAAAACTAAATAAACCACAAGTGATACCACATAACCTAACACATTCCATAATAATTCTTTTTCCATAATTACTACCTCCTAATAATTTAAAATTTTTTATAAATTTGTCTGGCCAGACAATTATTATCTAAAACTTATTTTATCGGCTCCCTTAATTTGCCAATGGGGAGCGTCTTTAAAACTTCTCCAACAGTTTCCACCCCATTCAATATTATATTTTTGCAATAGCCCTTTATCTTTAGCTATATTGTAAATATCTTGGTAATAATGGAAGTCTTTCCAAGTTCCTTTATAAACTCTATCAACTATAACTCCAATATCAACTGCATAACCTAGACCATCATATTTGATTTGATGATTAGACTTTTTTCTAAATCCATCACAATTTGTTACTTTTAATCCTTTTATATTTCTACCTTGTTGATACAATTTGTTTTGTTCTGCTGGTGTACTTACACCTCTTATAATTTTAAAGTCCCAAGGGCTTATTAAAATTAATTCTTTAAAAAAATTAATCAAGTTTGGATGTACACCTTTTAATTTGTCCAAGCTTGCTTGTGATAAAACAAACATATATACCTCCTTAAAAAAAAACGACCTTGTAATAAGTCATATAACGCATTTTAAAAGAGGTAGCTATACTAAACTACCTCTATTTTATTTTCCTATCGCTATCCAAAAATATCTATCAACTTTCCCAAAACTATTTGTAAATCCAGATGTTAAAATTTTTATTTCATTATTATTTCCAGGAATGCAACTCCATTTACCATCACTTATATTATGGTAGTTATAATTTCTTGCAACAGATGTATTATATGAATTATTAGGGAAAGGGATTGGTAAAACTACAAGGTGTTCTTCATAATCTTGCTTTGTAACAGTTAAATTTATAAATCCCCATTGTATAATTAATCCAGTTCTTTTATCTTTGAACCAACTTCCTTTTTCATTACTACCAGTCTCTGTTAAACTTTCAAGATCACTTATAATTGCTTCTAACGAATAATCTTTAAAATGCTCTGCAGAATTAACAGTGCTAGATGTTCTTTTAATACATCTATGTAATTTCCCTGAAGTTTTATCTAAATAATATTCACCTTCAATTTTTTCTCCTGGATCTTGAATAAAATTAAGATTTACTTTACCTCCAGCAACACCTTTAAACTTAGCATCTATTTCATTATTAACAGTTTTGAATTTTTCATTTATTTCATCTAACTTATTTCCTTCTAAAACTGTATCTGCTGTTGTTCCAAAGTTTTTATTAAATGCTGTATTTTTGTCAAAAGAATTTTCTTTTTCATTTAATGCATCAGTTAATTTTGCTATTTCTCCATTAAATGTATCAGTATTTTCTTTCAAATATTTTGTTACAACTTTTTTAACATCTCCATCCAATTTTTTAATTTCATTGTTATATGCTTCCTTTAATGCTTCAATATTACTATTTTTTTCAGTTTCTAGATTTTGAGATAAATTAGATTTTAGAGTATTTAATTCAGTTTTTGTTTCTTCTTCAAATTCTTTTATTTTTTTAGATATTTTAGTTATTTCAGTTTGAACAATAGCTTTAACATCTTTATGTTGGAACTCTTGCTCGGCTTCTAGTTTTTTAGTCTTTATAATTATGTCATCTAAAGTTATTCTATTTGCACCTTCCACAATAGTTATTTTTAGAGTAGTCCAACCACCATTAACGAAAACACTATAATGAATAGGAAATAATACTTCATCTTTCTCAGTTACATTTATATTTTCAACCTGATAACTTTTATCTGGAAGTATGTATTTGAGTTCTAATTGTTTCCCTTGCAAAGTCTCAGCCCCAAACATATAAATAAACTTTAGTCTTATATGTGGAAAACCTCTATCTCCTACTGTAAACACATGACTATCTAAGACTTCGCAACGATTTGAATAAACTAAAACATTAGTTATATGCTCCATTAGTTACCACCTGCCATAAATTCTTTAATTTTAGCTAAATAATCATCTTTATTTATTAATTTAGGTTCTTCTAAAGTTTTAAAATAATTTTCAGCAGAATAAACTCCGTCTATAAATCCTTTTCCATAACTTGCAAAAATTATAAGCTCTTGTAAATTCATAATATGTTGAAAATTATCTTCAAAATACCAAACAACGGTATCATCTTTTCCTAATGCTATTTTACTTGCTAGCAAAAATGTCATAGTTGTTCCCATTAAACTAATATCTTCAAACCTGCATTTCTGCCTATGTTTTTCACCATCTATCTCATAGTCAAAACCATACTTTAATATTTCTGCTTTTATTCTATCTACCTTTTTATCACAATATTCTCTGAAACCTTCCTTATCCTCAACTATCCATTTTTTATTTTTAAGGATATGATAAGGACTAGGCTTATCTTCTATGTTATACATTACATCTTCTGTTTCAGAATATTCCCAAACAGCTGGAATACTTTCTCCTTTAAACTCTACTAATTCTCCAAAATTTGTTATTTCTTTATAGTTATGTATTTGATTTTCTGTTTGAAAAACAATTACTACTTCTCCATTTAATAAATTTTCTTTATTCAAATAAAAATACATATTAATCAACCTCCATTGCTATGTATTGTACTTCTCCATTTCCAGTTGCAGATGATATAGTTGAAGTTTCAGCACTTGCTGTTATTGATAAGTTTTTAAAAGAAGAATTATTTATGCTATATATAACACCACTATATTGATAATATTCATACTTTATCCCTGATGCATCTTTTCCAACATCATGTCCATGTGAAGTATAGAATTCTCCACTTACTTCTAAATTACTTTCTAAAATTGTAATTTCTAAAGTGTAAGTAATATTTGTTCTATTTATAAATTTTTTTAAAATATTAAAATTTGCATCAATACTTAATGGATTTATACTATACTCTATTTGATAAGGTAGTTCTTTATGATTTATATTAATAGAATAATTCTTATCAAAGATAACTTCCCCATTTCTTTTAACTTTTACATTAAATGTTGGTACTTTTAAAACGTTTAAGACTGCTTTTCTTTCCCCGTTCTTTGCTGTTTTTTTAATATTTACACCAAGTTCTTTATAGTTACCTTTATAGTATTTCCCATCTAAATAACCCATTATACCTAAAAGTGTTGTTACAAATGCATTATTTGTACTCCAACTAGTTCCCATAGCTTTAATAGCATTAGCATCTCTATAGTTTTCATTTGTTCCACCTATAAAGAAACGGTATGAAACTCCACCTAAATGCTCAGCATAACAAAATATACTTGCCATATTCTTTCCAAAATTAGCAGATTTTATAGTTGGAAGAACTATCATAGGTTGTTTAAAACCTTCAAAATTCACAACTCCACTTCCAGAACTATCAGTTGCTATGGTCCCATATCTAATATTTTTAATTCTTGTTAATCTTCGTCCATCTCTGTAAAAATCAATAGCACCATTAGCAATAGTTATAACTTCATTTGTTCCACGACTAATAAATCTAGCAGAACCATCAAAATTTGTTCTACCAGTTATAGTAAAATCTCCATTTTCTAATGAATTATTAACATCTGTTATAGTTTTTCCATTCTCTACAACTCTTGCTTGATTATTTTTAAATTGTATATAATGCCCTGTTGCTTCATCTCCAACTTGAAAAGATACATCTTTGTATTTTTCATCTGTAATATCAGTAACTCCTAAAAGTATTTGAGAAGTTACTACACTAGGATTAGCTGAATCCTTAATATTTAAAGCAACTCTGTTATTAGGATTTTCTGCTTCGAATTGCCCTAATTTATCAAAAGTTACATGTGCAAGTTCTCCATTAAGGCTTCCAAATTTCTCACCTTCATTTAAGAGATATGCTCCAACTTTATCAGCTGTACCTTGTAACTTTATAATATTTCCATCAATAGAGTTATACATTTTCATAGCTGGTAATATTTCAGCTTCAGATA